GCGCTGCTGATGCACGTCCGGGGGTGGGAGTGGAAGGAGGCGGTGCAGGCGCTGGGCAAGGAGCTCGGGCTGGATGGGAAGGAGATGGCGGCGCGGCGGGATGACGGGGTGGCGCGGAAGCCAGAGGCAGCGAAGGCGAAGATGAATGATCTCTTCGACATCGAGGCGCTGCGGGATTTCACGGCGGGGATGGAGGATGTGACGCCGGAGTGGCTGATGGAGCGTAGCCCGGTGGATCCGCGGCGGGTGATGCCGGGGGAGTTCCTGGACATGATCTATCAGCCGGGGGAACGGGGTCTTGTGTTCACGAATTTTTACAGCCAGGGGGACTTCGCGTGGGAGGTGGGGAAGGGCGGATTCCGGTTAGGCGGCGAGCCGGGGGTGAAGGCGGTGAGGAGTGCGTTGCCGCTGGATGGCGGCAAGGACGGGGTTTGGTTTCTATCAAATCCGGTGTCGCTGAAGTGGGAGGCGAATCCGCGGAAGGAGGGGGAGCGCAGCCGGCGGACGAAGGAGTGTGTGACGGGGTGGCGCTACCTGGTGCTGGAGTGCGACGAGGGGAAGCGGCTGAAGAAGGAGGGACGGGTGAAGGAGGGGATCGAGGTGGACCGGATGTGGCTGCAATTTCTGGCAGGATTCCCGGATCCGATCCGGGCGATTTACTCGAGCGCGGGCGGAAGCTGGCACGCACTGGTGGCGGTGGAGCGGGAGACTTGGGCGGCGATGGACGGGCTGCTGAAGGGGAATCCTAACGGGCGGACGAAAGAGCAGCGGTCTGGCTGCAAGGCACTGTGGGCGCGGTATGGGGCGGACCCGGCGGCACTGACGCCGGTGCGGCTGACGCGGCTGCCGGGGTGCCTGCGGAACAAGAAAGAGCAGCGGCTGGTGTATCTGAATCCGGGGCCGCGGGCGATGTTCGAGGTAAATGGGAAAGTGGTGCGGAAGCGGATCGTGGAGCTGGTGCCGAGACGGAAGGTGGTGACCGATGGGTGATGGAGTCAAGCTGGCGGACGAGGTGCGCGTGGGCAAGGGGCTGTCGGTGGTGGGCGAGGATGAGATGCCGCGGGTGGAAAACGATGGGTCTATCCTGAATCTAGCAAGACGGTTCGGGGAGCTGGCGCCGAAGCTGGATGTGTATGAGGTCAACGACGAGCTGGTGTACTACGATCACCGTAGGGACCGGAAGATGATGACGGGGCGGGTTTTCCGCGGGTGGGTGGAGAATTTCGTGTTCGTGGTGGGGGGATACGACCGGAAGTCAGGAGCGCCGCAGGCCGGAAGCATGCAGCTAACGGATGCGATGGACGTTCTGGTGCAACCGGCATTTCGCCGTGGCGTTAGACGGATAGAGGCTGAGGAGAATGTGCGGCTGCCGGTGATCCGGGAGGATGGGAAGCTGGAGTTGCTGCCGGAAGGCTTCGACGCGCAAACGGGAGTTTATACGGTGCCGGGTTCGCTGGATTTCCCGCTGGACTGGGATGTGGCGCAGGGCAAGGCGTGGTTTCGAAAATGGTTCGGATCGATGCCGTTCGCGGATGAGCGGAGCGAGTCGGTGCTGGTGGCGGGGCTGCTGGTGCTTTTCGTCAGGCATCTGCCAGGCGGATCGGCGTTGCGGCCGGGGATTTTGTTTGAGGCTAACATGGCGGGCTCGGGAAAGAGCGTGTGCGGCAAGGCGTGCTGCTCGATCGTGCTGGGCTATGCGCCGGTAGGGAAAAAGAAGGCGCGGGAGGAGATGGACAAGGAGATCGAAGCACATTTGCGAAGCAAGAGTCCGGTGATTTTCCTGGATAACCTCTATGGGTCTCTCAAGTCAGCGACGCTGGATCAGTTGATCACTTCGAAAGTTGTGACTTTCCGGGCGATGGGTGGGCAGTCGATCGTGACGCTGAGGAATGACGCTCCGGTGATTGTGACGGGAAATGATCTGGAGAAGAATGAGGACGCTTTCCGGCGCTATTTGCAGTGCCTGTTATTTGAGACGGGAGATCCTAACAAGCGAAAGGTGGAGCATCTGCTGGACGATGATGTGCTGTCGGCTGACGAGTGGCGCAGGGATGCACTGGCGGCGTTGTGGAGTTTCGTGAAGTGCTGGGACGCCAAGGGGCGGCCGCCCGGAGAGACGACGCTGGGGAGTTTCGAGCAATTTTCCAGGCTGATGGGCGGCATTGTGACGTCGTGCGGATTCGCGGATCCGCTGGAGCGGCCGGTGGAGCATGAGGGGGTGAGTCCGGAGCAGGCGGACTTCCAGTTGCTGGTGGCTGGCCTCTTCAAGCAAATGCAGGCGCGCGGTGAGGATCGGTCGCTTTTCGGTTATGAGGACTGTGCCAAGGTGGCGCGGGAATTGGATATTTTCGGGGACATGGTGGGGGACTACGAGCACGGCAAGAGGGCAACCATTCGGCAGGACAAGCTCGCGGGGGAAGAGAAGGGATTTGCGGTGGACCATGGCTACCTGTCCCAGCAGGAGCTCCAGCCGTGGTCTGAGTTTCTCAAGGGGAAGATCGGTCAGGAGCCTGTGATCGAGGGGCGCAAGGTGCGCTTCGGGGATCGGGTCAAGGAGCGGCGGCGGACGAAGTTTACCGTCGAACTCATTTGAGGCGACTGGCACCATGAAGGATCGCGGCACCAGCCGCACTGGCTCAAGCGGTCGGCGCGGCTTTGTTTTGATGCCTGTGCACACTAATCGGCACCCTGTGCAGGCTGTGCGCCTCGAAAGGTAAAATGAATGCCATGCGGGGCGGGTTTGTCGATTGTCGACGGAGGGGCTGTGTCATTGGCACCATGGGGGATGATGGCCTGTGCTGCCCGTTGATCGTTGATAAATCAATGATTATCCATGCTGCTGACGCAGCATACATAGGGGTAAGTGCCTTTTAAGAAAGGGACATAAATAGAACGTCCGCCGGGAAAGGGCCGGGTTGCGGTGTCACCCTGTGTTGAGTGGTGACGGGTAGGGGGGGTAAGGAATCTTTCCCGGGGGACAAAAGGGGGCGGGGTCTTCATGCTGGCAGCCAAAATGAGCGAGTTATATACAATTTTACTTTGTCACTTTGACACCCGGTCGGGTTGAGTGAGTGAAACCGAGCCAGACGGGGCGGGGGAGACCGGGCCGAAGCCGGGCTCGATCGCTTACTACGCCCGGGAATACGCGGCGGACGAGCGGACGGTGAAACGCTGGAACCGCAAGGGCCGCGACAATTCCGACATCACGCCGCTCGCGGATCCGGAGAGCATGCTTGGATGGTGGTCGCGGAACATGTCCCAGCGGGTGCCCGACGGGATCTCTGCGGCGGTCGTCCGGTGGCGGGTGGCTCACAAGTCAAATCCCGCGGCCGTTTCTCGCGAGTTGCCGTTGGTGCCTGCGGAAATCCAGATTCCTTCGGACAAACTCGCCGAGCGCCGGGCACTGCTCGATCAGCCCATCGAAGAAAACGCCATCGGCCCCGAGCAGACCCTCCAGCGGCTTCTCGAGCTCGAGCCGCGGCTCCATCGTTTCGCGACCGATCCCGGCCAGGCCAAGGACTATCTCGCCACCGTCGCCCGGATCGGCCCGGCGGCGAAGATCCTGCGCGAGGAAAACGAGCGCCTCCGCAAGCTCATCCCCAAGGCGGAGGCCGAGGCTGCCATCCAGTCGCTGCACGTCCCGATCAAAAACGAGACCTATCTCCTCGGTCCCACCATGTGCGCCGTCCTTGGCGTGCCGCTCACTCCCGCGATCGAGGAAGCCTGGCGCGCCGAGTGCGATCGCCTTTTTCACCGGCTCAAGGAAACCGTCTTCGCCGCATGAAGCCGCCATCCAGCGTCATGGTCATGGAGTGGGTGAAAGGCGTGCTCGCCGGCATCTACACCCCTGAGCCGAATGAGGAAATCTGGGACTGGGCCGGCCGCACCATGCGCATTCCCGCCACCGAGAACGAGGAAATGGCCGGCATGCTTTGGTCCATCAGCACCACCCCCTACGTCAAGGCCCTCATGAAATGGGCAAAACGCCGCGGCAAGGGCGAGTTCTGGATCAAGAAATCCTCCCAGGTCGGCTTCACCATGGCCGTCCTCATCATCATCTGTTGGATGATCGTCCACCGTCCCGGAAACATCGCTTACGCCCTCGATTCCGTCGATGAAGCTCGGAAATTGAGCCGCACCCGCCTCCAGAAGTGGATTGAGGAAAACCGCCTGCTCGAGGAAATCAACGAAGAGCCCGACGCCCTCAACAACCTCACCTACTTCTTCCGCGGCACCACCGTTTACATGCTCGGCGCTTACTCCGTCGGCGGTTGGGCTAACAAATCCATCGCCCTCTTCATCCTCGACGAGCTCGACAAGCACCCCTACATCGAAGGCGAAGGCACCACCGTCACCCTCGCCCGCGAACGCTGCAAGCGCCCGAAAAACGCCAAAATCATCGGCTTCTCCACCCCCGGTGAGACCGACCAGATCACCACCGAGTGGAAGACCGGCACCCAGGAGGAGGTCCACTTCCCGTTTCCCTGCTGCGGCTTCGTCCAGCCCCTCAAGCGCGAGAATTTCGTCTATTCCAGCAAGGAATTCAAGGACCTGGCAGGTGGATACAATCTCGAAAAGGTAGCCACCGACGCCTATTTCAAGTGCCAGATGGTCGGTTGCGAGGGCCGCCTCACCGAGCCCATGAAAATGAAGGCCATGCAGGACTGTGAAAGCATCCCCACCAATCCCCGCGCCCGGCCCGGCATCCGCTCCCTCCACATCTGGGACGCCTATTCGCCCTTCGTCACCTTCGGCAAGATCGCCCTCGAAGCCATCCAGGCCGAGGGAAACATCACCCTGCTAGAGCGCCTCCACCGCGGCACCTATGGCGAGCAATTCGCCCGCGCCGGGCGCTCCCTCAAGCACACCGACATCCTCGCCTGCGCCGCCCCGGCTCCCGGAATGCCCGGCCACTACGTTCGCGGCACCATCCCCTTCGTCCCCGTCTTCTTCTGCGCCGCCATCGACCTCCAGAAGGACGTGCAAAAAGCCTCAAAAGTCGCCTTCGACGCCAAGGGCAACGCCTTCCTCATCGACTGGACCACCACCCTCGTCCTCGACGACGCCATCGCCTGGGCTTGCGAGGCCTGCACCCTCCCCGACGGCATGCCCGCCTACATCGAGCGCGCATTCATCGACGAGGGCCACCGCACCATGGACGTCCGCCGCGCCTGCCTTCACAATCTCCCCACCTTCTGGCCCGTCAAGGGCCGCGCCAGCGTCCAGGTCCGCGAAATCGTCTCCACCTCCGCCTCCCTCGTCGATGGCGAGGAAATCAACACCTATCACATCGCCGAGGACCAGTTCAAGTGGGACCTCCTCGGCATGATTCTGGACCGCAAGAAGCACCTCAAGAACGGCCGCCCCGCCTTCCATATCCCCTTCGATGCCGACGACGACGAGCAGCTCATCGACGAAATGTGCAACGAGCACCCCCTCAAGATCACCAACAAACTCGGCAAGGACCGCTGGGAATGGAAAGTCGTCGGGCCGAACGACTACTGGGACACCGTCAAATACTGCCTTTCCGAGTGGTTCATCGCCCGCCCCCTCCTCGTCTTCGAGGGGAAGGCCGCCTGAACCGTCCACTTTGACACCCGCACCGTCAGGTAATGGCCGACGAACGACTCCTGGCACCCATCCGCCGCTTCTGGACCACCGAACAGGTGGAAACCGCCTATCAGGCGATCTTCGCCGCGTACAATGCCCGGCTTGAGAACGTCACCGTCATCATCGGCAAGGGCACCGAGGGCGACAGCGCCTCCGCCCAGGTCGTGGTCAATGGCGAGGACTACCTCAGCTGGATGGACGCCCTCGAGACCCGCCTCGCCGAGATCGAAAACGCCGACGAAGGCGTCACCGCCGAGCTCGCCCACACCACCCACGCCAATTTCGGCCACCGCTGCGTCTCCACCTGATTTCACCCATGGGCCACTCGAAAAAATCGCGGAACCGCCGTTCCGCCCCCGCCGCCGCCGTCGCACCCGCCGGCGTTCCCGCGTCTTACTGGGGAAACAACTATCAGGGAGCCTCCGTCACCACGGATCGCGGCTACGTCCCATGGTCCACCATCGACACCCGCGAGGAGCTTTCCAACTTCGAGCGCGGCGAACTCCTCCGCCGCATCCACTGGCTCAAGGCCCACTTCGGATTCGTCCGCGGCCTCATCCGGAATTCCGCCGACCTCGTCGGCTGGCAGACACCGCAGGCCCTCAGCGGCGATGAGGAATGGGACGACGCCGCCGAGGCCTACTTCCGCGACTGCTGCGGCGAGGCATCCGCCTTCGACGTCGCCGGCAAGTTCGATTTCGAGGACGCCCAGCCCATGCTCATGCGCGCCGCCTTTACCGATGCGCACATCTTCACCGTCCTCACCAAGTGGGACGATGGAAACCCGCGCTTCGCCTTCTACGAGGCGGCCGCCCTCCGCAATCCCAAGGACGCCGGCAAGGAATGGCGTGACGGTATCAAGGTCGCCAAGTCCGGCCGCCACCTCGCCTACGGCTTCTACGACCACGGCCTCGACAAGGTCATCGAGATCCCCGCCGCGTCGGTGATTTACTTCGGCGAGTTCGATAGCCCCGGCCAGGATGCCCCCGTCCCGCCGCTCGCCCACGCCGTCAATCACAGCGTGGATATCACCGAAGTCTGGGGCTTTCAGAAAAAGGCCACCAAGCTCACATCCCTCGGCGGAGCCGTCATCGAGACCGACGCCGCCGCCAAGCCGCCCGCCGGCCGCCAAGCCTTCATCGGCGCCCCCTCCACCGTCACCAATGCGAACGGCGAGAAATTCCAGAATGCAAACGTCTATGGCGGCGGCCAGATCCCGGCCCTCCAGCCCGGCCAGAAAATGAACATCCTCAAGGACGACCGCCCCAGCGCGAACCAGCGCCAGCTCGTCCTCGACCTCAAGCGCGACATCGCCTCCGGCTTCGGCCTTCCCGTCGAGGTCATCGACGAAATGTTTTCCCTCACCGGCCCCGGCATCCGCTACATCATGGACTTCGCCGGGAACTGGATCCGCTGCCGCCAGAAGCGCCAGAAAGTCTGGCTGCGCCAGGTCTGGCGATACACCATCGCCTGCGGCATTGCTAACGGACGGTTAGGCCTGCCCAAGTCCAAGGACGGGAAAAAAGGCCAGTGGTGGGTCGTCGGCTTCACCGGCCAGCGCCTCCTCACCATCGACCGCGGCAAGGAATCGCGCGCCCGCCTCGACGAGATCGACGCCGGAGTCGGCACCTGGGAGAACTGGGGCGAGATCGACGGCATGGACTGGAAAGACCGCACCAAGCAGCGCGTCGCCGAGGTCGCCTACGCCCAGCAGCTCTGCGAGGAAAAAGGCGTAGATTTCGCCCGCGCCTTCCCGCCGCGCCAAGGCTCCGCCGCTCCCGCCGAAGCAGAAGAATCAACACCGCCGCCCAAGGACAAGCCCTCCAAGGAATAAGTCCCATAGGACCTATCAGACCTATCTCTTCCCATGAAATCCTACCCTCGCATCGCCGCCCGCCTCCATGCGGAGCCCTGGCTCATTCTTCCCGCCAAGTTCGAGGAGATGGCTCAGGCATTTTCCAACGCCGTCGCCCAGAAATGGCTCCCGGAGAACGCCGCCGACGATCCCGTAGGCCCGCAGAAGGAAAACATCTGGGGCGACAAGGTCGAGGGCCGCGGCCATCCGCAGATCGAGGTGAGCGGCGGCCTCGCTCTCGCCCGCGTCCACGGCGTCACCGGTCGCGGTCTATCCGCCATGGACATGGCCTGCGGCGGGTTCGATACCGGACTCTTCCGCGAGCAGCTCCGGAACATCGCGGACGATCCGTCCATCAAGGCTCTCGTCATCGACTTCGATACGCCCGGCGGCATGGCTAACGGGAACATGGCCGTTTGCAAGGACATCCGCGCCGTTGCGGATTCCGGAAAGAAAGTCTACGGCTACACCGGCCTCATGTGCGCATCCGCCGGTTATTTCATGGCCTCCGCCTGCGATGAATTCCACGCCCACCCGGACGCCATCGTCGGATCTATCAGCACCATTTACAGCGGCATCGACTCCAGCAAGGCTTTCGAGCTGCGCGGACTCAAGTTAGAGCTTTTCGCCACCGGCAAGTTCAAGGCCACCGGCATGCCCGGCAAGGAGTGGACCGAGGAAGAGCGGGAGAACATCTGGGAGCGCATCATGCCCATCGACCAGGAGTTCAAGGGCTACGTCTTCAGCCGCCGCGCCGTGCCCGTGGAAGCCATGGAAGGGCAATGGTGGTATGCGAAAAGCGCCCCCCGGGAAATCACCGATTCCACCAACTTCGAGTCCCTCGCCGATCTCCTCGAGTCCGTCTACGCAACCCTCTAACCACCGCCATGAAACTCCCGCTCCTCCTGCTCCTCCTCGCCAGCGCGCTTGCCCGCGCGGTCACGCCGGCCGACTATGCCAGCCCGCTCACCGCGGCGGCCGAGTATTCCTTCCCCGCCACGGTTCCGGCGGGGAACAAGGCCACCTTCACCCTCGCCGGGGATTTCTCCGGCGCGGCCGTCACCATCGGTTATATTTCCCCCGCGGGGACTTTCACCACCCTCGGCCAGACCCTGCACATTCCTGGGGTTTCCACCGCCGTCATCATGCCGGTCGGGCCGTCGCCCGGGTTGTCCACGCCCGCCCTTTCCATCGCCGGCGGCGTGGCTCCCGCCATCACCCTGCGGATCTCCCAGGTCAATCCCGGCACCACCCCGCTCAATGCCGCCAGCATCATCGCCGCCCTCGGCTACATCCCCGCGGTGGAGGGGTAAGCAAGTGGCGGCGACCTCACCAGCGGCCCGGTCACGAGTGAGGATGGTGTGAGTGAGATTGCGGAGGGAGCGTTGGACATTGCGATGGTGGAAGGGTTGGAATCCGGAACCACCGACGGAGACTTGATGGTGTGGGACGCCACGACAGGAACCTATAACTCCGTGACGGCGTCTGGAGATTGGACTATCAACGAACTAGGGGTGAACGAGTTGACCGACCCTCAATTGGTTGACGCTCCCGCAGCGGACGCCGTGATGTATTACGACACGGCGGACGATACACTCAAGGAGCTGGCAGGAATCACCGGATTCACCCTCACGGATGGAGTGCTCGCCATGAACGATGATTTCCTCACCAAGGCGAAATTCGCCGACGAGAACTGGGGCGATGTCAGTGTTTCCGGCAATTCGGTCACACTCAATGCCAACACGGTCGGCAATGCTGAGATGTCCGACGATGCCATCGACTCCGATGAGATTGCAGACGGCGCGATTGATGCGGTTCACATGTCGGCAAACTCGGTGGACTCGGATGCCTACGTGGACGGGTCAATTGATCCTGAACATCTAGCGGCCACTGTGCGCACGGAATGCGAGGCGGACCCGGATGAGATCCCGGTTGCTGAGGACGAGTTCATAGCGGTCAACATTCCTGGAACCTATTCGAACCGCATGCGGAAGCTTTACCGATTTGTTCCGGCGGACACCAGTGTTGAGGCCGAGCTGACACTGGCTGGAATTGGCGAGGAGAATGACCCAACCTCAGTCGGAGTGCGGACAAACGCAGGTGTGTTCGAGGCGTACAATGGGGCATCCTTGATGTGGGGTGCCGAAAACGTTGCCAACGTCACAGCCGCACCATGGCTGATCGAATATACGCTGTCTCCCGGAACCTACCGTGTTCGCGTCCGACCGGAAGCAGGTGGTGATTGGACGGTAATCGCCGCCGCATATGCCCGCCCAGCTCGCCTCTCGACCCAACCAATTACTCAGGAACTATTCCGGTCGCGTAATGGATCATTTTCTATCACCAGCGAAACCACGAGGATCAAGCTGCTGAAATAATCCACATTTTGACACCCCCGCCCGGGGGTATGAAATTTACTTCCTCCAACCGCCTCCTCCGCAGCGCCGAGCCAGAAGCCCTGGGCGGCAATGGTCCCTCCAACGTCATTCCTCTTCCCGCGGCCACTGCCGCCACTGAAGCGCCGCCTGCCGCAGCCACCGAGCCCCCCTCGGGCGGGCAAAGCGAAGCGACGCCCCCCACCCTCCTCGAGCAGATCCGCGGCAGCATCCAGAGCAAGGGCGCCCTCATTGCCGATCGTGACGCCGCCCTTGCCCGCGCCGGGCTCGCCGAGCGCGAACTGCTATCCACCAAGGCCGCCCTCGCCATCGCCACCGACGAGCTCCAAACCCTCCGCGCCGAGCGCGCCGAGATCGCCGCCGCCCTCGTCACCGCCGCCGCCGAGAAACAGACCGTGGACGCCGCCGCCGCCTCCCAGGTCGCCGCGCTTGGTTTCGACCCCGCCGCCCTGCCGGGTGCTAACAGCGAAGCGGAGGAAACCAAGGAGCAACTCGTCGCCCGCCTCGAGAAGGAGCCGGACAACGACAAGCGTTATGCCCTCGCCGCGAAAATCAACGCGATGGACTGACCGGAAATTTGACACCCGCAGCAGCACGAACACACCGCCAATAACATCCCACTCCGATGCCCACGCTCAGCCCATCCCTCATCCTCCAGAAGACCCTGGATGCCTACACCGTCCTCTTCCCATACATGGGCAAGTTCGGCACGGACTTTTCCTCGGAGGCTCCCCTGCTTCACAATCAGACCGTCACCGCCCACATCCGCATCAAGCCGACCAAGTCGACTTATGACGGCACCACCGGCTACGCGAACGGAGCCACCGAGTCCCGCGACCTCCTCATCGACATGCCCATCCTGGTGGACAGTCATGAGCACGTCCCCGTCAAGCTCTCCCACCTCTACGCCATCGCCGACCAGAAGGATTCCTTCTCTGGATCCCTCGCCGATTGCGCGGAAGTTCTTGGCAAGTCCCAGGTGGATTCGATCACCAACAAGTTCAAGGGTTCCAACGTCTCCTACTCGCAGACCGCCACCGAGGCTAACAGCGACCTCGACGTCATCGCCCAGCTCACCACCGACATGAACATCAACCGCGCCAATCCCCGCGGTCGTGTCGGACTCATCAACAGCAACGTCGCCCAGACCCTCCAGTTGGACACCCGCGTTTCCAGCAAGGACTACTACGGGCAGCTTGCCGGTGGATCCGGCCTGCGCATGTTCCGCAACATCGGCGGCTTCGAGGCGCTTTATGAATACCCGGAGCTGTCCCTGAACAACGCCGCCACCCAGACCTTCACGGCCGCCACCACGGACATCATCACCGCAGTCGCCCACGGCTACCTCACCGGCGACCGCGTCCGTGTCAGTTCCGGCACCACGCTGCCGGCCGGTCTCGCCGCCGCCACCACCTACTACGTGATCAAGCTCACGGCGGACACGTTCAAGCTCGCCACCACCGACGCCCTCGCCACCGCGGGGACCGCCGTGGACATCACGGACACCGGCACCGGCACCCACAGTGTCGTCGGCTACGAGAACGTGACCGGCATCTTCTGGGAGCCGCAGGCCATTGCCTTCCGCGCCGGCATCCCGTCCAGCTCCCACGAGCAGGCCGCCGCCCTCGGCATCCCCGTCACCATGGCGATGGACGTCCTCAAGGCTCCCAACTCCGGCTTTGCGCTCGCCCTCATGAAGTGGATGCAGCCCGGGACCGCCAACGTCTTCGTTTCCCCCACCTCCATCTGGGGAAGCGCGGTTGGTCGCCAGGGTGGCGCGGCAGCCTACCTCACGGACCGCTCCGCCATCATCCTCCGCAGTGCC